TTTAATCAGCACGGCTTAGAAGTAGGTAAAACGCAGGGGATTTGTCCCCTGTGTTCATCTTCTAGGAAACCTGAGAACAAGAAAGCTAAATGCTCTTCTTATGACTGGGGTCGTGGTATCGGTACTTGCCATAACTGTGATAAAACTTTTCAACTACATACATTTAAACGTAAAGGCAAAGCCGAGCGTGAGTATGTGATGCCTGAAGTAAAACACAAACCAGTTGAATCTAAAATTGTAGACTGGTTTAAAGAAAGAGGTATATCTAAACAAACCTTAAATGAGGTTGGTGTAGGTGAAGGTAAAGAGTTTATGCCACAGACCGGTAAACCCGAGAATACTATTCAATTTAATTATTATTTAGGTGGTAACTTAACTAATGTTAAATATAGAGATGGACGTAAAAACTTTAAGCTATATAAAGGAGCAGAAAAAGTATTTTACAATATAGATAATACTGTAGGACATGATACATGTATTATAGTTGAAGGCGAAATGGATGTATTAGCTTTACATGAAGCAGGTATTACAAATGCTATATCAGTTCCAAACGGTGCTACATTAAATAGTAATAACTTAGATTACTTAGATAATTGTATTGATTACTTTACAGACAAAGAAAAGATAATCATTGCAGTAGATAATGATCCACCAGGCTTAGCCTTGCAGTCAGAGCTTGTAAGACGTCTTGGTGCTGAGGTTTGTTATCTAGCATCATTTGACGACTGTAAAGATGCAAATGAATATCTAATTAAATATAATGCGTCAGAGCTTAAGTCTAAGGTATTAGATGCAAGACCTGTGCCATTAGAAAACGTTACAACATTTAAAGACATTGAAGATGAAGTTACAGACTTTGTTCGTAATGGTTTTAAACGTGGCTTTCAAATTGGTTTACCTAATTTTGATAACATCTTTTCTACGTATACTAAACAGTTCATAACTGTAACAGGTATACCTAGTTCAGGTAAGTCAGACTTTGTAGATCAAATGGTTGTAGGTTATAATAGAGAGTATAAATGGAAGACAGCTTTTGCATCTCCTGAAAATGCTCCTACGTTCTTACACGCACACAAGCTTATGCGTAAAGTATGGGGTGATATGCCTAACAAAGGCCATATTGGTGGAGACAAATGGAATCAAGTAGCTAACCATGTTAATGATAACTTTTTCTTTATTGATATGGAGCGTTATACTTTAGAGTCTGTGTTACGTAAAGGTGCTGAGCTAGTTAAACGTAAAGGTATTAAATGTCTAGTTATAGATCCATTTAATAAGGTTAGAGACATTGATTGTAAGACAGAGGACATTAATCGTTACACAATGGAATATCTAACTAAGATCGAAACGTTTGCTAAAAAGTATGATGTGTTAGTATTTATAGTTGCACATCCAACTAAAATGTATAAAACACAAGACGGTAAGATCGAAGAGCCAACAATGTATAATATAAAAGGTGGTGGTGAATGGTATGATGCTAGTTACCACGGCTTGTTAGTCCATAGAGACTACGAAAATAAAACAACAAAAGTTAAGGTATTGAAATGTAAGTTTCAAAACTTAGGTGAGAACGGAGCTGAAGCCCATTTTACTTGGGAACCAAAGTCTGGTTGCTTTGTTCCGCATGAAATGCCTGACTTAGATGAAAAAATGCCTTGGGACTAAAGAAGTTTACGTTTGACGAAGTTAAATGGACTAAAGAAGATAAAGAAGCATATAGGTGGTGTGTTAATCATGGGATTAAAATAGGAGCAATAGCTGCTACACCAGGCTTTGATGTTGGATCTTGGAAAATACGAATCGTTGCAAACAATAAAGAAATGATTAGCCCAGGAGATTACAATAGAGCAGAGATATATCCTAAAATATTTGAGTTATATCGGCACTATTACAATTTAAATACGAAACCAAATGGATAATATAAATATGAAAAAGACAACGTTAATATTAGTAGTAATGTTTTCATTACTATCTTTCACATCAGATCATGTAAGAGTTAACTCTACTCAGTATGATATGAGATTAGAATTTATTCAAACTAGATCAAGAATGCTTGAAGACATGTTTGAAGAACAATATGAAGAAGGTACATTAGATAGTGATTATGCTTTCTTCTATATGCAAATGGTTAGAAGCTTGGATAGCTGCGCTAATGATTTAAAACAATTTAAGGTTTTATTTAAATGAGACAACTAACATTTAATAATGCTAGCGAAGCCTTTGATTTTTACTACGGCACAATACCCTATGAAGGTATAGACTTTGCAGGTACTAAAGCTATGTTTAATCAAGGCTTCATTATTGAAAGGCCATGGGAACGAATGATTGCTAATGAAAAGCGCGAGTTCAACATGGAATATGCCGAAGCCGAATGGCAATGGTATTTATCAGGTGATAGATCAACAGCTAAACTCGGTGAAATATACGGTAAGATACCTCAGATATGGCAGCGAATGTCTGATGGCAACGGTAATGTTAATTCTAATTATGGTTGGCAATGGGAAAGAGGTTGGCAACTAGATAAAGTTATAGCACAATTAAAAGATAATCCTGATACTAGGCAAGCGTCAATATCTATATATGATGGTAAAGAAATATCTAAATATAAATATGATACGCCTTGTACTTATGCTGTGCAATTTACAGTTGTGAAAGACAAATTAAATATGTGTGTTGTAATGCGATCTAATGACTTATGGTATGGCTTTTGTAATGATCAATACTGTTTCAGTAAACTGCAAGAGTTAGTATCAGAAAGAACAGAATACGATATGGGTACATACTATCATTTTGCGCATAACCTACATATTTATAATGATAAATTACCTGAACAAAACCCGCTAACATCAAGAGCTAGAACATATGGATAAAATTAATTATTATTTATACCATATACCGGGTAAAAAAATAGGTGTTACACGTGATCTTATATCTAGAGTTGTTGACCAGCAAGGTTATGACTTAGACGAAATAGAAGTTCTAGAGCAAAGTACAGATATAGATTATATATCTGACCGCGAGTTAGAACTTCAACAGTCTTACGGCTATAGGGTTGACAGACAAAAATATAAAGATCTATATATTAATAAAATAAAATCTAATACAATGCACATAAACGCGACAGAGCAGACTTCTACGTTCCCTTGTCCTGAGTCTAAATTAAAAGGTAGACTAATGGATAATATGGGTAAAACGTGGGAAACAACACACGGTACATTTGAAATTAATATGGACACTATTGATTGGATAATGAATAACGTAACAACGTCTCAATACACAATGGAGAGATGTTATATATATAATAAAGCATTTGCTAAATATTTTCAAGTTAAAGGCCAAGCAGAAAAAGATGCTTATCAAGCATACTTTGATACTCTAAATAACAGGTCTAATAGAAATGGTAATTGGAGATATGATAATGATGATAGCGAAAGGTTTCAAAAGATAAGAGACTGGGCAGGCGAAAGAGGTTTATATACTAAAGGCGATAAAAAGACTCAGTTTTGTAAATTAATGGAAGAAGCTGGTGAACTAGGTCGTGCTATACTAAAGCAAGATCAGCCTGAAATAGTCGATGCTATAGGTGATATGGTAGTAGTATTAACTAACATGGCTCATTTAAGCGGTACAACTATTGAAGAGTGTATAGATGCAGCATACAAGGTAATATCTAAACGTACTGGTAAAATGGTTAACGGAACATTTGTTAAAGATGAAAAGTAAGACTATATTATTCAGAGATCCTGTTGTAGAAAGAGTCTGCGATAAGTTCGTTACAAGATCAGATGTTGGCTATGCTAAGTATGGTAGAACATTACACGATGAAAGAACAGGTGGACATAAAGATTTAGCTGGATATTTAAACGATGTTCAAGAAGAGTTAATGGATGCTATACTTTATATTCAAGCTGCTAAAGAAGAGCTTAATGATAAGTCTGTTAATGAAGCTATTGAAGAAGTTAATAAAGCTAGTTTTAGACCACCACATCCATCACATGCTTCGTCAGCTCAATTAGACTGGGATGATGAGAATATACTAGGTGTTAACTCACCTTTACCAGGCGAAGAAAATGAAGATGCGATCTCGCCGGTATAAGAAACAAGGTCCTGTTAGATCTAAAAAGGTCAAACACGACGGCATAACGTTTCAGTCAGGTCTTGAAAAATACATGTACATAGCTTTAAAAAAAGCTAAGATAAAGGCTAAATATGAGGGGCAAACTTACGAGCTTGTCCCTTCTTTTAACTTTAAAAATAAATGTTATGAAAGACAAGCAAACTCTAAAGGAGAGTTTAAAGATAGAAGCGATAAAAAAATACGCGGCATACGTTATACGCCTGATTTTATTGGAGATAACTTCATCATTGAATGTAAAGGTAGACCTAACGAGTCTTTCCCAATACGTTGGAAATTATTTAAAAAATATATTGCATATAAAATGCCGCAGTATTCGTTATATAAACCTCAAAATCAAAAGGAATGCGACGAAACCGTGAGCTTAATTCTTGGGAAAGAAAAGATTTAGCAAGAAGAAAATATGCCGAGCGTCAATTACAGAAGTTCATAGACTGGAGTATTGAAGCTAAAGGTTATTTAAAATATAAAGACTTAATTAAATATTCAAAAAAATATGGCGAAACTAACGTTATTACCGTATCGAGAAAGAACCCGTAGAAAAAGACCTGGTGTTCACTCTAAAAGTAAAACATCTAATTCAAAAAATAGTGTTAACTATAAGAAAAAATATATAGGACAAGGAAGATGAAAGAGCAGACTTTAATAGAAATGAAAAATAAAGTTCAATCACTAACAAATGTAGTTCAGCATTTGTATACTGAGGTTGAATACTTAAGAACAGTATCATTTGGTACATTAGAAACAATGAAGCATATGTCAGAATATGAAGATGCTTTAGGTAAAGTTAAAAACAAAGTAAAAGAAACAAGCGATGGAGATAAGCAATAAGATACTAAGTGATATAACTGTTTATATGAAGTATGCTAAGTACATACCAGAATTAAATAGAAGAGAAACATGGGAAGAACTAGTTACTAGAAACAAGAACATGCACATTAAGAAATATCCTGATCTTGCTGAGTCTATTGAAAAAGCTTATAAATTAGTATATGAAAAGAAAGTTTTACCAAGTATGCGTTCGCTACAGTTCGGAGGTAAACCAATTGAAATCTCGCCTAATAGAGTTTATAATTGTGCTTATCTACCTATTGATAGCACTGAGTGTTTCCATGAAATAATGTTTTTATTACTAGGTGGTACTGGTGTAGGTTACTCTGTTCAACGACATCACGTTGATAAGTTACCTGCAGTTAACCAACCTTATAGTAAAAGAACTAGAAGACATTTAATTGGTGACAGTATTGAAGGCTGGGCTGACGCAATAAAGATATTAATCACATCTTATATGGGCTCTAAGAGATCATCTAAGATTATATTTGATTATTCTGATATAAGACCAAAGGGCGCACAATTAGTTACGTCTGGTGGCAAAGCGCCAGGTCCACAACCTTTAAAAGAGTGTGTTGTAAAAGTACAAGGAATACTACAAGATGTAGAAGACGGAGATAAATTAACTACAATACAAGCTCACGATATTGTTTGTCATATAGCTGATGCTGTATTAGCGGGTGGTATACGTAGAGCAGCTTTAATTAGTTTGTTTTCTGCAGACGACGAAGCTATGATAGGTTGTAAGTCAGGTCACTGGTGGGAAGAGGCACCTCAACGAGGTCGCGCTAACAACTCAGCTGTATTAATGAGACATAAAATAAGTAAACAATTTTTTATGGATCTATGGAAGCGTGTTGAGCTTTCAGGTGCAGGTGAACCAGGTATTTATTTTAATAATGATAAAGACTGGGGAACTAACCCCTGTTGTGAAATAGCATTAAGACCTTTTCAGTTTTGCAACCTATGTGAAGTAAACGCTAGTGATATAGTAGATCAAAATGATTTTAACAAGAGATGTCAAGTAGCTTCTTTTATAGGTACACTACAGGCAGGCTACACTGACTTTCATTATTTAAGAGATGTATGGAAAGATACGACAGAGAAGGACGCCCTTATAGGTGTATCAATGACAGGAATAGGCTCTGCCGCTGTGCTGCAGTTGGATATGAAGGAAGCTGCAGATATAGTAGTAAACCAAAACAAAAAACTAGCTAAGTTAATTGGTATTAAACCCGCAGCTAGATGTACAACCGTGAAGCCTGCTGGGACAACATCTCTGGCACTAGGAACTTCATCTGGTATTCACGCATGGCATAATGATTATTATGTCCGTAGAGTTAGAGTTGGTAAAAACGAAAGTATGTATAAATACTTAGTTGAAAACCATCCTGATTTAATTGAAGATGAATACTTTAGACCTCATGATACTGCTGTAATTAGTATACCACAAAAAGCTCCAGCTAATGCTATACTTAGAACTGAATCACCATTTGATTTGCTTGAACGTATAAAGAAAGTAGCAACTGAATGGGTTAAACCAGGTCACAAGCGTGGTAGTAATACTCACAATGTTTCAGCTACTGTTAGTTTAAAAGAAGATGAGTGGGATAAAGCAGGTGATTGGATGTGGGAAAATAGGGATTATTACAACGGACTATCTGTATTACCTTATGATGGTGGTACATACACTCAAGCACCATTTGAAGATATAGATAAATCTAAATACGAAACTATGATGAAAAGTTTAACTGATGTTAGTCTTACTGATATAGTAGAAGTTGAAGATGAAACTGATCTAGCTGGTGAATTAGCTTGTGCAGGAGGCGCATGTGAGATAGTATGAAAAAGTTAATGATAATAGGAGGAATAGGCATGATTACAATGGCTAGCACTAATATGATATGGCATAAGCAAAAACCAAAGTTTGGGCCAAATGAATTAGCAATAGCGGTTGGTGCTGTCACACTATCAGTCGGAGTCACTATAAGATTTTGAGAAGCTCTTGGTTAAATGCCTATAATTTAATGATAGGCAAAACAACTTATGATGAGTTGTCTAAAAATAAAATGTTTTATTTACCTGTTGATCATGAAGATCCAGAAGTATTATTAAGATACTTTGAAGGTGAAGAAGAATATGAAAAATGTCAAACAATAAAAAAACTAAAAGATGTGCGAATATTGTAATGGCTACTGCGGTAGCTGCTAAATAATAAAAGGGGATCATTACGATCCCCTTTCTTGGTTACAGGAACTTTTGGGTATGGTGCCCAGTTATATCGTGTTCCTATGATACGTTGCTGCTAGAGCTTCTACGTTTGCCCATGCCAACTTTCTTTTTAGCTTTAGTAACTTTTTGTTTTTCACCTTTACTCATTTCGTTCCAAGACTTAGGCGAGTCTTTACTAACTCTTTTAGATGGTCTACACACTTTAGTATCTTTATTTTTTTCAGATCCACAAACATTTCCTTTTTCATCTTTCCACTCTTCTTTAAACCAACGCTTTAAGTTTGAGCCTTTTTTAGTTTTACGAACAGCAGACAAGGGCGATCTTGAAGATGCCATGTACATTTCTGATGAGTCTTTTTTATTTTCAAATAACTCTCTCCATTTAAGCTTTGCTTTCATACGTTACCTTTTAAATGTTTAGCCATATCTAAACCTAATTTTTTACCTATTTCACTATCAGATTTATAATGTGCTCTAGCTATATTTCTACTATCAGATATATCTTTAGCTTTCTGATCTAGTTCTTTTGATTTTTCTGGATATTTATCTTTTAACATTTCAGATATTAAATAACCTTGAGTTGAATGACCAGAAGGATATGAAGGAGTCTTCATAGAGTCTAGCTCTATATCTTTTAACTTAACACCAAAGTTTTTAGCTAACTCTTTAGGCCTTGGTCTATTAAAATATTTCTTCAACTTTAGTATTATAGGCTGAGATTCGTCTACTAAATTTTTAACCTGCTTGTCTTCGCCAACAATAGGCTTATAAGCTTTGATTAAGTTGTCGTTATCTTTAACAAAAGATTCATCTGATCTTAGCTTATCAATATCTTTTATTTCTTTAAAAGTCTCTAAAGAATTATCTTTAGGTGGCTTTATTTTTTTGTACTTACTATAGTCAAAGTCTTTTAACTTAGCCATATTATTTTATATTTCCACCACGTTTTCTACACTTAGCTATATAACCGCTAGCATAAGCAGACGGAAATACATCGTACTTAGCTTTTGCTTTTTTATAACAAGCATCTTTTAAAGCTACAGGTGACTCGTACTTATTGAAAGGTGTTTTACATTTTCTCATCTTCTTTTACTTTTATTTCTATTACTACTAGATCTAGAAGACTTAGTTCTACTACTTCTGCTTCTAGAGCTTTGTTTCTTTTCAGATTTTAATTGCCACTCTGGCCATCCTAATATCATCGCTACACTTTCCCACCACTCTTTTTCTTCTTCAAAAGCTCCAGTAAAATTATCATACTTTAATAAAGCTCTATCAAGAGGTATGTTTGTTGTTGCTGAAACTACTTTAGCACCTGCTAAATAAGCTGGATTATCAATAGCAAAACCTTTATCAATCATTTCTTGTCTACGCTTTTTACTATCAAACTGATAAGCAGCTCCTCTAATCTTAGATATTTTACTACTTATAGGTGGAGAAAACTGAAGCAACTTCCAAGTAGCGTCAACATACTCTGGTCTAGATCTTTTAGATCTTTCATATATGTCTAATAATAAATTCTTAACAACAGAAGCAGATGCACCACCTATACCTAAACCTCTTAGCATTGAGTCAGACATACCATTAATAGTTCTATATACTTTCTTGTCATCTTCATCATCGTCTCCATCGCCAGCTCCAATAGCAAACAAGGCATTTTGAAGAGAGTTGAATATTAAGTTTTGAACAAAGCCATAATAAGCTATTTTACTTACGTTAGTTTTCCAGTCTCCTCTACCAGCTATTAAATCTTGTATAGATCTTTTTTGTATTCTAGCATACTGCATTGGTGTGTTAGCAAACATTAATATTAAACGACCATAGTCGCTTGACTGTTGTTGGGATATTTTATCAGGCCTACTTGACTGTTGTGATTCTTCTGATATTTCTTTCCACTCTCTTAACGCTTGTTCAGTAGCTTGCTTTTCATCAAGCCCACTGTTTTCCATTAGATCGTTTATTCTATTACGATAATAAGTAGCACCACCAGCAGCTATAGCGAAACTATCAGCAAACTGAGTAGGTGCATAACCTTTTTCCATTATGTAAGCTATTGCTCCTTTAGCTTTATTTTTTGCAGTCTTTGCAGCGTCAGCTATTTCAGATTCAGTTACATTTATTCTTAAACCTTGTCTTCTGTCTTTTAAATAGTCAGAATTCATCAATGTCATAAAGTCTTTCCAATACTGAGGTTGATTAGCAAATGCAGCGCCAGCTTTTAAAGGATTATTAAAATTCCAATTAACATAGTTTATGGCAGATATAGTTTGAAGCACTGCAGATCTAGTGTTTAAGAACATTATAGCAGCATTAGATCCATTAATATAGTCTAATATCCTATTGCTAAGTCTAGTTCCTTCTGATGATCTGTTCTTACCAGTCTTAATACGCTTAATCATATTCTCTAGCGCATCTCTATATTTTCTTCCATACATAGCTTCTAGCTTATTTAAATTAGCTTCACTATATATCTTATCTATTCTTTGATTAAAATCTTCGTAATACTTATATCTTTTAGTAGTATTGAGAAGCTGTTGTATGTCTGTACTTAATGTTCCAGCAGTCCAACCACTAGCAGGCTCTGACCAGCCATCTCCTTTAGTTATTTTTAAAAGCTCTTCTGCAAATTCTATTAATTGAGGATCACTTTCAATAATCTCAGTCATTTCTTTTAAGTCTTCTGCATTTACTCCAGGTATATTAGTTATACCATTTTTATACCACAAGTAAACTCTTACGGCTTGCTCTTTTGTAAATCCTCCAATACTAGTAGATTTATTTAAATCTTTAGGTATGTTTAAATCTTTTTTAAGTTTCTTAAAATCATTTATCAACTGTAGTCTATCAGCTCTTAAATCTCCATCAGCTTTTGCTAAAGGATCTAATAAATGTTTTTTATACCAAGACATTTGTAAATTACCTAATGGACCTTTAGCTAGGGTAGGATATATTAAACCTACTAAATCTTCAGCTGAATAAGGAATAAAGAATTTAAAGCTATCTTTGTCTTTGCCAAGAAGTCTACCTTTTTCTTTAGATATTTCCTTCTTAAACATAGGATCTTTTTTCATAGTTATTAGCTGATCAAACTCTTGATCTAACCCTTGTGAAAACTTTAACTTAGCTTGTTGTACTCTAGACTTGACGTCTAATACACTCATGGCATCTTGAACAGCTTTAACATTTTGTAAAGCATCATCAGCAAAGTAAAAGTCGTTGTATCCTTCAGCCGCTTTATCTACTAGCCAGTTGGCTTTTGCTTCACCAGTAGAATTACCTAAACCTATTATATTTTCTTTTTTAAATTCTAAACCTTCAGACTTTAAAAATTCATATATAGCTTCTTGAGATAGTGGTGACCTGGCTGTTAAAACAAATAGATCTTCATTACCTCTAGCATCTTTTATTTTTTTAGCTAAATTAAATAGTGGACCTCGCTTGCCATCTCTTACAATGTCAAAATCTGTAAAATCCATTACAGCACCTTGTTCAACTAGTTGAGCTCCTTGCTCTGCAAATTGCTCAGCTGTAAGTTCACCCTCTGTTCCATCTGGCTTTGTCCAAAATACTAAACTGTTACTTTGAGCTAGTGTATCATCAAAATCAAATACTCTAATTTTCTTTATTGGTTGATCTAACTTGTTAGCTAACCTTAACGCTTCATCTACACCAGCAGCTTTACTTAAAACATCTTCAGAAGTCATATCGTTAGAAACATTTAAAACTTTTGAATAGCTTAAGTCAGTAACATTTATACCTTTACTAGCTTTTAAACCTGGAGCTGTTTTCAAAAACTCATCTAACCTTTGTTTAGCAACCTCTTGTGATATATCTCCATTTAATATTTGATATAGCAAGTCTTGTTGTTTAGATATAACAGATGGTGTTATTTGGTTTTCATCTACATTAATACCAAAGTTTTCAGCTACAGATTTACCATTGCTTTCTATAAGTATATTTGGATCTACACCTTTGTGTATCTTACCGTTTTCGTCTTCTCTAACTTGACTGTTTACATTTGGGTTAAAATATCTTATCCATATAGATTTAGTTCCCATTAAAATGTCATAAGCAAACTCTACAGGAGCATTAGCTGTATAATTAAAAGACTTACCATTTACACCAACTCCTTTTAACATTAAGTCATTAACATATGGTAATAAACCTTGAAAGTAATTATTTAAAGCACCATCAACATACAGATCGTAGTTACCCTGTAGCATTCTGTTAAATAAAAATTTACCTAAATCACTAGCTGGTTGAGTATGTTCTTCAACCGGTTTTAAGCCTGTATAATTAGTAAACATTATAGGTGAAAATGTTCTCATCATGTGACCTTGGTAAGCGCTTGTAGAAGAAAGCATAGCTGCTACAAAAGGAGCATTACTAATATCATCTTGTATTAACTTATTTAAAACATCTAGTACTTGTTTAAATCCTTTCTCTTTATCTTTTTGTTGCTGCTCAAACTCTTCAGTACCAAATTTTTCATTAAGCTTTACATAGCTTGCTCGCTTTAAACCTGGTATTATTTTACTAGCAAATTTTATTCCGTCTTCTTGTATTCGATCTAAAAACGCAGCAACTTGTTTAGAATTTAAAAATGCAAAGTTACCAGCGTAATCTCTTTCACCGGTTTTATTACCATCTAAATCTTTAACAGATAATGTTTTACCAGTGAAAGTTCCAGCTGAATTAATAGTAAAAAATTCTTTAGGTACTAATGGCGCTAACACATTAGCTAACCATAACCTGTAAGCTTCTCTACCTTCAAAGCTTTTCATATTGATTGGATCTAGTCCATTAGCTTTTAATATTTGATTCCAATTTTTCTGCTCTGCAAGAAGTTGTTCTCCAGTACTAGCAGTAAATAGTTTTCTAGCTTTATCTAGTTTTCTTTGTTGTGCTTTAGTCATTTTGACTCCTTTAGAAAACATCAACTCTGCTTTACCTTCAGATAACTTACTAGGAACTGGCAAACCTTTATCTTGTAATGCCTCTCTAACCTCTTGATTTGTAAGCATACGTTCTGTTTGAGAGACTAAAGCTTTTATTCTAGCGCTAGTATTTCTATCTGCTAAGTTCATTTCGCCAGCTGGTGTTATTCCAAAAACTTCTTTAAACAAAGCAGGACTTATATTTTTATTCTTTTCAAAAGCAGATAGACCGGCTTTACTACCAGTCTTAGACATTTTAACTCTATCAGTCTTAGTATAGAAGTTATCCAATAATACTTTTTGTACACCAGTTGAAGTACCTCCAGGCGTTGATCCTTCAGGTAACATAGTAATTAAAGCTTCCGCATTTTTATTTATAAACTGCTGAGCATTTCTTACATCATCTTTAGTTAAGTTCCCAGGTTTTGGTTTTATACCAAACATTTCTTGTACTTCTTGTAAAGCTATATTTTTTAAAGATTTAAAATCTAAATCTGCAATAGGCAGATTATCTACCTCAGCTCTAACTTTTTTAACAGCTTGTTCAACGTCACCACTTAATCTGCTCTTAAGTTTAATAGCTCTTTTAGGTTGTACAACAGGAGTATCATCTGCTTCTTCAACAGCTGCTAATCCCACTTGCTCTGTAACATCGTCAGTAAACTCTTCACCTAAAACTCTTTTAGATGCTTCAATAGCTCTTGAAGGTAAAAACTTATTTATGTAAGCTGCTAAAGGTACGCCTGACTCTGGATCATAAGCTCTTATTAAATCTAGTATACCACGCTCACCAGTTTCTATTTCATCAGTAAGTAATTGTCTATCAAAACCAGGAGCTTCACTTCTACGTTGTACTATTTTATTTGTAATAGGCTTAAACTGTTCTATAATATCAAACGCTGCAGCCTCACCTTGTTCATCATATAATCTTTGAACCTCTTCACTAGGTCCTTTAGAAAACTTACCATCAGTTTCATCTTCTGGTGGACCAGCTTGTAGATTAAAATCTTGTACAGAACTTTGAAAACTTTTTATGTAATTAAAAATATCATCTCCAGTTTTTAATGGAATTAAAAAGCCAGTCTTAGGATTGAACTTGTTAGCTAAGTTTTTAAGCATGTATTTCAAACCTGATATTTTACTAAAATCATATTTGCTTAAAACACCAGCTGCAACCATATCTCCAAACAAGTTTAATACTTCTTCAACATCTACACCTTGGTTTTTAATAAGATCATCATATTGTTCTTTAGTTATCTCTCCATTGCTTAGTTGAGTTTGTAATTCTCTTACGCTAGAAGTATAAGCTTGTTTTCTACTTAAAAAATTATTATAATCCTCTTGAGATATTTTTCCTGTTTCTTTATTTATTTCTAATTGTTTTTCGGCTTGCTCTAATCCTAATTGAGCAGACTCAACAACAACACCATCTTTAACTATACCAGCTTTTCTATTTTGTATATGTTGTAACTCATGTATAGGAGCAACAGCAGATAACAAAGCTACATATCTATCTAAAGTTGAGCCTATGCTTCTACCAATATTATCTTTATATACTATTATATCTTCTCCTATAAACGTAGCATTTTGATTTTTACCTCTAGCTTCTATTAGCTGTTCTGCTCTATCTCCATAAAGTTCTCTTAATTCTTCAACAGTTGTTTCGTCAGTAATTTCCGTATACTTTTTATTATTCAACTCTTGCGTTACACCTACAATATTATTGTAAAATTCAAATAACCCTTGGTTGTAAGCAGCCATAGCAGGATCAAAAGCATCTTTTTGATCTTCAGTAGCTTTTGTTTTTCTAGTATTTAAAAGCTTTTCTATTTGTGTATCTACAGATTTATATCCACTAGTAAATTGTTCTTTTTGTTTTTTTATAGCTTTACTTCCAGCATCTGCTCTACCGCCTAACTCTACTAGGTTATTTATATATTCTTTTCTTTGACTTATTAAATCAAATAATTCTATTTGTTGTGGTTCACTTAAGGCACTAATTTTTTCTACGTTTTCTATGTTTCTAAAAGCGGCTCGTTCTAATATTAAATCTTGTTCAGCTTTTAATATTTTCTTTTCTTTTTTAGATCTTTTAGTACCATCATTTAAAGCTGTTTCTATTTCTATTAACCTGTCAAAGTTAGCTTTTTCAAATTGATAATCATTTTTAGTTTTAACATTATCTCCTAGCATAGCATACAAATTGCTACCAACAGTAGGTCCTTGTATAGCTAAACTAGTTAAACCAACATTAAAAGCAAACTCAGCGTTTATGCCATCTAGTATAGATTTGTTTTCACCTAGTATGTATATGTCTGAAAGGTTGTTACCTATTTGAGCCATAGTTTCTTCTGCTAGTTCAATTCCACCAGCATTTATACCTAAGTTTAACCCTTGATACATAGCTTTTTTAAATGCTCTAGATCCTACAGGAGCAGCTATTCTATTCAAGTTTTTCATATAGCGCAATGTACCTATACGTTCGCTGTACATGTCTACAGATCCAGAAATTAATTGCGATCCTGCTTTTTGAAGTATATTAAGATCTTTAACTCTATTAAGTTCTTCTATTTGATTTTTAGTTTCAGCTATTTCAAAAGGACTTAATAAACCAGAGTCTAACTTTTTTTCTAGTTCTACTATAGCTTTAGGTGCGTTACGTTGTGCAATGTTTATTTCTGAACCTTTTAAACCGTAGCTCATATTAAAAAATATACCTTGAGCAATTTTACTAGCTCTAGCTTGAGCTACGTTAGCTTTAGCCTGCAATTTAAATCTTTCAGCTCCAGAAGCTTTGTTGATAGATTTTTTACTAGGACTAGACATTTTACCTCCAGCTCTAGTCATTAAAACTGTAGCAATACTAGGCATACCTTCTGCAAAGCTTTGGCTAAGGTAACCGCTTAAAGCTCCAGCATCCCAAGCATCACTCATTGAAGGTTTAGGCGCCATTGCTACAGCCATCTCTTGCTGTAAGCTCTCGTTGTAATCTAAAGCTACGCCTTCTACTTTATTTAAAAAACTAGATAAAGCAGTAGCATCTTCTTCACCTATAGTCTTGTCTATAACCTCACCTACCATTCCTAATGTAGTTCCAACTGTAGATGCTGTAGCTCCTAGAAACGATTGTTCCATACTTAAAATAGCTTTATCTAAAGAAGAAAAGTTTTTAGTAGCAAGCTCTAAGCTCAAAGATACATCTCCTAGTTCGTTAGAATCTGCTAGTAAAGAATCACGTTCTTTATTCCAAGCTATAATATCTTCAGCTAGCTTTTCTCTTTTATCTAATAAACCACTAGCTTTGTACTCATCAATAACACCATTGTAAGATGTTAATAAGTCATTATACTCTTTCTTAATAGACTCAGGAGAATCATTGCTAATTCCATTTTTGTCCATTACATCTAGCTGCCTTTGTATTTCTTCTGCTTGGCTATTTAACTCTACAAATTGTTCATTATTATCTAACTCATCTTGCTGCTCCTGTATAGACTTCATTTTTTTTGAAATATCACTAGATCTAAGCTGTATATTTTTAGCTTGTAAATCCATTAAGCTAGGATTATTAGACAAGTCCATAACACTTTTAAAGTCTAAACCTCCTTCAACTTGATCAGCAAGTAAAGCTGTTAATTTATTTCTATCTGTTTGAGTTAAATCTTTATTAGCATGGTAGAACGCGTTAAGTTTGTCTGACTTAACTTTGTTTAGTGTTTGAGTTTTTAATTGATCAGATGCTTTATCTATTACACTATCGCTTATTTCTCCAGTTTCTTTGTAGTGTTTTACTTCTTGATAAACTTGATCAGACATCCAAGCAGGCTTTTCATCATCTATAAATAACTTGTCTACAGCATTAGTACCCACAAGTCGATCAAGTCTCTCCATTGGTGTTGGAGCATCTGGCAAATTTACCGTTTCTAAATTTAATTTTTCTCCCTCTGAAGTAGGTTCACTTAAATCTTCTTCTATAAAGTTAGCAAGCAAAGTTTTCTTATATTCTTCGTCAGACTCGTTTATATTAGACAACGTTTGTCTATACTCTTCTACTAAAGGTTTTAATTTGGCAGCTGTTTCTGGTTCTCTAAACTCAAACTGATCTACTGGACTTAACTTGTCATACCTATCTTGTTCATGTTTTATTTCTGCAGCTACTAAAGGATTTTCTAAATCTTGCTGTATTGCGTTTATATTATAAACAGGTTGTACAACTTGATCAGCAACCATTGATATTTCCTCAGGTGGTAAGAAGCCACTTTCCTCGTCTTTGTTGTCTATAGCTTCAAACATTGTCTTAGCTAAATCCATATCTGGCTCTGGAAGTTTGTCAGCAGCGGCTGAATTAATACGATCTTCTTTTCCAGGTACTATGTTAAATAAATCTTCCATCATTTGCTCTGAAGATGGAACATTATAATACTCAGATAAACCTTCTCTAACCTTTTCTAATACGTCAGGATTCTGTATGTCTTGTACAAATTTTTCAAAGTCTGGTAAGCTAAAATGCTGAACAGCTTTATTGTATAAAGATCTTAATCGTTGTTCGTTTGGACTCATTAATATAGAGTTGGTTTATTGTTATTTGATTTGTTTTGATATTGACTATACTTAGATTTAAAATCTAGATATTCTTGATCCATCTTTTTAATCTCTCTAATAGCTGTTAAAAGTTGACCTGCTGTTGATACGAAGCCATAATTATCATCATCGCCTATTGACCCATATCCCTGTAACTGCGCTAGCCTTTTTCTTTCAGCATCAAAATCAACTTCCTCTCCGCTATCAACTCTATTTGTTATATCTTTTATTTCTTTGTCTAAGAACTCTTCATCTTTCATTAAAGCTTTGTAAGTCTTTATATCATTAGGGCTATATATAGTAGCAGCAGAAAAACCTTTATCAAAGTCTACTACTTCAGATCCTGCATTTTCAGAGTCTGTAGGCTCAGTAACTATTTTGTTTTTAGTTAATAGTTTACCAATACCATCAGAATCTACATTATCGTTAAATGCTTTAAGTGCTATAAACTTCTTAGCTATTTGATCTTGAGTATTTGATAAAGCTGTTTTTTGCTCAAGCGATAAGTTAGCAGGTGCCTCATGCCATGAAGAGTTTTCAAGTTCGTTCATACTAGTTAAACCCATTGATGACAACCACTCTTGTTCGGTTAAGCCAGAGTCTTCAATTAACCTAGCAGAAATTTCTTGTATAGACATACCATTGCCATTGCTAGCTTCTGCATTATCAGGAATATCATCTTGAAAAACAGATAACATTCTTTTATCATCTGACATTATAGTTTGTGTCATAGGACTATTTTCCATATCAATTAATAGCTGTTCTCTTTGCCCAGGTATCATTGTTTGATATTCATATTCGTATCCTTCTGGTATGTTCTCTATAGTTTGACCTGGATTAAAAGGATCTGGACTACCAGCTCTTAATTTTATAGTTTCAAAATAAGGGCTAGGTCCATCAGGATTACTAGTTTTATCTGCCAATGTAGTTGTTAATTGTGATATGTCTACTTTTTGATTAAAAAGACTTTTTCCTTGGTTAGCCATAGCTATTAGCTCATCTCCGTTTAACATAGAAGCATTACCAGTCTTCATATCTTCGCTAAGTGAAAACTCAGCTTCTCCTTTTACAGCATCATTTGGTTTAAAGAAATATATATTACCACCTCTTTCTGCTATTTGAATATCTCCACCTTGCATAAAAGTACCTAACATATCTTTGTTCTGCATAGACCCAGTAGAAGATACATTATTATTTTTTAAATTTTCACCATAGCTTGCTGTTTCTTGAGCTATATAACCAAACATAGTTTGAAACTTAGGAACTAATCCTTTTATTTTAGCTAAAGCCATGTTGCCTTCTTGTCTAGATATTTCACCAGATTGCATTCTATTTTTTACATCAAAGTATTCATCAACTTTACCATTCCAAAAACTAACTAAATTATTATCTAACAAAGGATCTCCTGAAGTGCCGAACTTGTTAGCCATGCTATACATGCTCTGCATTTCATTATCTACTAATTCTTGTTGCTTTCTAACTTGTTCTTTTTGTTTGATAACATTATTAGTCATTTGCTGAACACCCTGCATCATGGTGTCAGTTATTCGACTAGCTCCTTTGAGCATTACATCAAATCTTTTATCTACTATTCTTCTTGGGTTTGTATAACTCATAATATTTTTTTTAACTTAAACCGTACATTGGACTATTTGAATCAAACTTATCAAATTCATTATCAGCAATAATAGGAGTATTATCCACGCCGCTTCCGGCTACTCCTTTTTTCCCATTACTCCACTAGAATAAGCACCTCCAACCATTGCGGCTCCACTAGCGATTGAATCGCCTATGCCCATTATAGCTGCAGTTCTAGCTGCTTGTGCGTCCTTGGCGTTTTGCTGTGCATTTTCCATTAAACCAGCAGCTCTACTCATTTTTTGTTCATGAAAACCAATAGCGTCTTGTTGCTCCATAGCATCTCCTCTTGCTCTAAGTTCATCTACTCTTTGAGCACCTTGTGCTTTTTGTAAAGCTACGTTAGCTTCACCTTGAGCAGCCATTTTTCTATTTTGAGTTTCTTGAGCTTGTATACTAGCCGCTATACCTCTTTTACTTTGTAACGCTGCTTGAGCTAAAGCTGTTGCACCACCAGCAGCTTGACCTGTTTCCATCATTACATCTAGACTATTAGCTAAAGCTTGATCAGCTTGTTCAGCTTCCATTTTAAAAGCCTCTGTAGCCACAGTTAAATTAGCATATGGATTATTTAAATCTTTAAATTGATTTTGCATATTTTCATATGGATTTTTAAACTCAGGTCTACTAGCTTCAAGATCTGCCAGCATCTGCTCTTGTGTTGATGCTATATCTTCTTGTCTAAACCTTTCTTTCTTAGCTTGATTAGCATTTATACTGCTAACAGTTACACCTGCGGCTGCTGCTACTCCAGCTGAAATTAATATTGCTCCTGCTATAAAACTCATATGTTTTCTTTTATTAAGTTAATTTGATCTAATGTTATTTCAGGATCTTTATAGTTATCAGCTATAACTTCCTTTTCAATTTCTTCTATATTGGTATTTTCAGTAGCATGAACAGTTACAAACTTACAACCTGTTTTAGAATAAATAATTCTTTGAGTACCAGGTTCTGTTATACCATAGTGTGGTGCTACCAAAGTTTCTATACCTTTATCTGTTAACACAAGCATTTCACCCTCCATTAAAAAGAAAGGATGTTTTTTCTTGTGTATTTTAGTTAATAATATTTGACCAGCTGGGTTATATATTTCTCTTATATAACAACCATCTGCAAACATGTGCTTAAGTGGATTAAGCTTTTTAACTTCTTCACCTGTGATAAAATCAGGATTACTATGTAGTTTTTCACTTAGCTCTTCCATTTTAGCTCTATAGTGTTTCTTACGTTGAAGTTCTTTACCTATCTCCCAAGCATCTTCAAAATCAAAAGCGTGCTTTAGACCTAGCTCTTTTGTTTTTTCTACAAACTGTTTTTTAGCTTCTTCTTTTGTTATTGGATTATTTTTGATTTGATTATTTATTTCTTTCATATTAAAGTGATGATACGCTATAGTTTAAACCTATAGAGTAAAGTTCTTTCATACCGCCTGGATCTGTAGTTACGTCTGTGCTAAATGTTACGTCCATGTAAAATCCTTTTAAGCCAGTCATCTTATCACCAAATATAACTTCTCCAGCGGCTGGTGTACTCTTGTTAACTATATTAGCAACATATCTATTTTCTTTTCTATTAAAACCAGCGTGACCCATAGGTTGATTTTGAGGATTAGCATTTAATCCTGTATTGCCTGCAGAATCATATGATCCTTCTAAGTAGCTATATATAAGATCACCTGAATCTACACTTTTTACCCAATCACCAGTCCAAGTACCATTTAAAGTTCTTTTATCATCAAACCCTGTTCTATCAGAAGTTAATATGCTAGCTTGCCAACCACTATCTCCTTCATAATCTACAGTTAAAAAGTTTTTCTGAAGTGAAGGTATTGAATTAGCTATTACACTTACCTCAGCTCTATTATTTACACCATAAAATTGACTATGAGGCACTGCTGTTGAGTAGTGTGAATACATGCCTGGTTTTATTAAAGTTGTATTGTCATTCCACCAATCTGAATTTACAGTATAAAATGTGCTTTTTAAACTACCAATTTGACTGGGTTTGTAAGTATAAAAACTAGGCCAACCAGATACTTGCTCGTCAAAACCTAATGTAGCATATTTTACAGATCTTTTAGGTATAGTTTGACTGGCTAATGTAGTTGACTGAGTGTAAGTAAAAGACTCGTTAGGTTGTATAGAAACTACATATTGCTTATTGTATGCATCCCAACCACCATAAACTCTACTTCTATTAAAAGTTACAAGCTTGATACTTGTTATATTGTTCTGCTCGCCAGGTGTTATTGTTCTATTTAAAACTATAAAGTTATTACCTGATAAATACTGTATCCCTTGAAAGAAAATGTTTAAATCTACATAATCACCAGTATTATTATATTGTACTAGTATTTTACTACCCATTACACCATATTGAAAAGAATAACCAGCGTTACCTGTATTAGGAATTGTACTATTGAATCCTAATAAATTTTGACTATAATTAGCAGGGTTAGTAGTACCTATACCAGGTATAGTGGTTTGTGTAAACTCAAACTCGTCTGTTAGTTCTGCAAATGAGTCTCTAAAATAATCACGCATACCATATTCTGATATTTCAGTTATGCCGTCATGTGATAATCTTAGCACCGCATTTCTATTTCTATCTACAAAATATTTTCTAAAAGCATATATAGCAAAAGATTCTGGATTTTTACTTATGCCGTACTCACCTGTATAAGGAACTATTTCACCTATAACTTGATTTGTTGTAGTAACATTACCTCCACCCTCAGCATTGTATATAGCAGACTTATCTATTAAAGCTCTACTACATTTATTTTCTTGTAGTACTATTAAGTTGTTTTCCTCAGCATATATCTTTTGTATAGATCCATATTGAGGATTAGCAGCTTTAGTTATATTAGTTCCAACAGCATATTCGTTAGTTCTATTAATACCAGTTCTAGAATTATATATACCTGAATATATTAAAGCATTAAATCTATGCTGCTGTAATGGTTCTTCTTCATCTAAGTAAGCTCTAACACCGTATGACATAGAAGCGTCGTTAAAACCGCCTCTAAGATACATCTCTTCTATATAGAAGTTCTCTTTTACTCTAGATGCGTTAATATTAGAACCATTAAAAGGAGGTATTAAAGCAGCTGTATATGTAGTGCTCATTGGATTAGCGTAAACATTATTCATTGGCCAAGTACCATAACGAGCAGCAACACCGGTACTGCCAGGCACAGTAGCATTTCCAGTCTGCATCGAACCTTGTGGAGTTAAAATTCTTTTATTCCACATGCAATTGTAGTAGTCTACTTCTATTATAGGTAAATTTACTGCACTCATATTATAATCACTTGTTTTTTAATGTGTTTTACGTTGGTAAAAATCTTATTGTAAAAGCTGATATAACTTTTGTAATACCAAAGCCGTTGTTATCTGTAGCATCAATCCTAACGTCTATATTGCTATCTACTATTATACTTCTTCCAGTAACCCCTAGTAATACTTCGCCTGGTAAAAGACCTTGGTTATCTAAATAAAGACCTGATTGATCAACAGTGTTGGCTTCTACATAATCTGCTGCTCCATCAAACTTTATTAATAATCTATACTTAAGCTCACTAGCATTAGCATCTTGAAAAGTATTATTTACATTACCACCATTAGTAGCTGCGCTTAAAGTTGTGCTGTCTCCGTTGGTGTTTGTCCATGTTTTCACAACAGTACCATTAGACTCGTATGCAGTAGGATCTACTTCATTAGTATTATTTTTCAAATAATAAACACTGCCACTTACACTAGCTCCATTTATTTGTGGTGCTACGTTATCTATGAACAATTTAAAAGGTATAGAATATGTATTGTACACGTCTTTATTAATTCCCTTAGTAGAGTTTAACACTTTATATTCTAAATTTACATTAAACAATATATTATTAACATTATCGTACTGGCTATTATAACCTGGAAAAGTTTCTGATAATTTTATTAAAAACCTATTATCAGTGTCTGTGCTTGAATTCTTTACGAAAGATATACCTCCTCCAGCAACTGTAGTTCCATCAGAATATACAGGCTCTGATATACTTATATTTTTAATATTAATTAACGAACTATTAGTATCATAGTATTTTAATAAATTACCGTTTTGATCTCTTAATTGTACGGTAGCAACTGTAGGGTCAGAAGTATAATCAATGCTTTCAGCTACTATAACTCTTTGTATAGCTGTAGTATCACCGTATACATTAGCGTAAGTAGGAACACTAATTGTTTCTCTTATAAATTGATTTAGCTCTCTTATTGATCCAGCGGTACTAGTTTCATAGTATATTTCTAAGTTAGAAATAGTAGGTGAAGTTTCATAAATAGCTGGTACAGCAGTTTTTTCAGAAGTTGGTTTAGCAGTTTCTGAATCTTCTCCTAGTTTAAAGTTGTTATCTATTATCGCTGTTGGCGGATCTGTATCTGCGGCATATAAACCATTGTAACTACCTCTCTTAAACAAGTTTTCAAAATTACCTATAGTCTGTACTTTTGAAAAACGTGTGCCAGGAAATATAGGCATTGTATGATCGTTAGTAGTATAAAAAGGACTATTGGCCGTAGCTGTCCAATCAGTTTGTCTAGCAGTTCTAGGTATTAACATACTATCACTAGTAGAATAGTTTACTTGAACTGGTGAGGCTTCATTTAAAGCAGGTGGAACTTTATTAGCATTGTCAGTTAACAACGTAGAAGTATTTAAAACTCCATCACTTGATTGAGTACTAAAGTTTGTTTGTCTATTTTCTATATTGCCAGATGTTAATATAAAATCTATTTGAGGATAACCACTAGATCCAGTGCTTGCAACATTAGCTGGTATAAATAACTTATCTCCATTTTTATAATTAACACCATTAGATGTTAATGTAATCTTTAGTTCTTTTGTTCCTGAAACGGTTGTAACTTGTGCTGTTACTATAGCGCCACTACCGTTACCACCATCTGTAGCGTTATTTTGTACAGCAATACCTGTTATAGAAGTACCAGCAGTCATATCAGCTTGCACCGGTTGAAAATAACCAAAGCTTAAAGTTTTTAGAGGAGCAGGTTGAGCAGTAAAATCTGCAACAGCCGGTGCTGTTATTTCAAACTCTTTGTAATTTAATATATTGTTTATATAATAAGTATTAGTACCTGCTTGAACTTTCATACCTTCTAATAAAGGAAAAGTTAAATATTCTATATCACCTATAGGATCTACTGTAACTTTGTTACTGTCTTTTTCAAACGTGCAGTTTAATTTAAAAGGTTTAATGACAGGTGTGCCATCTAATAAGCTAGGCATGTACACATTATAATAATCTTGCTGTAGTTGTTTTACAACAACTTTATACGAGTTCCAACCTAGTGGATTACTGAAAAAGCTAAAAGTTATTTTTATTCCTCTATTTTGAGTTCTATAACCAGGCAGCTCAGTTGATAAAGGACCTTTTCCTTTTATGTCCATTAAGCTTATTAAGTTTCCTTGAGATGGAGCACCATTTAAAACTCTATATATATAATAAGTAAAAGATTTACCTGGAAACTCAGGAGAGTCGTCTGCAAAAGTGTATTGAACTTTCATACCAGGTTGTAGGTTATCGTTTAATCCGCCTGTAGGGACTATACAATAGTATTGGCTATTAGCACTTATATTAGCAGATACTGTAGTTACAAAAGGATCATCATATAAGCCTGGATAACCTTGCACTAACGGTAATGAAGTAGGTATAGTTTGTGTAAATAAAAGTTTTAATGAATCACCAGGCCAATCTATTATACCAGTTCTAGTTTCAGGTACGCTAGCGGCTTGCGCTGGTAATAAAACAGAATCTTTATATGGGTGAAAAACAGTAGATCCACCGTATGTAGCGGGTTGAGTCTTATAAGGGGCGCCTGCTCCTGAAGAAACTGAAGCGCCATTTATTTGAAAACTATCTTCTTCTATATTAGATATTATTACATCTGAAGACCTTCCGTATCTATCTTGCAATATCAAACCAACTTGATAAGTTCTATTTTGTTTTAAACTGTGGTTAGGATATGCTACGTAGCTATTCTTATTAAAAGCTTTAGGTTTTAAACTAGAATCGTCTTTAGCATTGAAAAGTGTAACTGGAGCTTCGCTTGGCTTTAGCTTTGAACCAGCTCCAACATAATAATTTAAAGTTCCAGGAGAACTATGTCTATCATAGAAATTGCCTAATATTAATCTATTACCAGAAGAAGATAAAGTCTTAGCTCTAACTGGCGCATTATCATAAACCCTAGTAGTTTCTTGTGACCTTAAAGTTTTTATAGGTTCTTTTGACTCGTATGTGTAAGTCAAGAAGTTAGTGCTATTATCCGCTATTGAAGCCTCACTAACTTTAATCTTTTCTACTATGTTTATATTGCTAGACATAGACTCTTTATAGAGTATTTCTACTTCAGATACTTTTAGATTATCTACTAACGTATTAATAGGATACTCACAAGGTATTCTTAAGCTAACTTGAGTAACGTCATTTTCCATTATCTCATTGTTGATCGTAGTTTGACCAGCTTTAGCTACTTGATCTATGTAGTTGTTTGGACCTTCTTTTGATTTTTCACTATCTACTTCTTTTGTGAAATATCCACCTTGTTTAGGTATAAAAACTTCTTGAGTAAATGGAGATATTAAAGAATGCTGTCCATCATCATATCTAAACCTATACGCAAATCTTACAAATTTGTCTTCTAAAAAAGCGCTATCACCTATAAATTCAGCATTATAATACTTGTTAGGCCAATGTATAGTAAGAACATCGTCTGGCTGTACAACGTCAGAAGCATTAGTAATAGGACTTATAGTTCCGTTTTCAAGCGATGTTAACTCGGCTATTAAAAAATATCTACCAGTAGTATTTGGTTGAGGATTACCAGCCATATGTATTATATAATACTTATTTGGATCTAACCTTGGATGTGTAACTCTACAGTAAAGATTAGCAGCATCTCCAGTATTTTTAGTTAGTTTTCCTGGTATCATACGTGCTGGGAAATTTGAACCAGTGTTTGTGGTTGTAGGGTTGTAAAGATAATTATAAGGAGATCTACTACCATATTCAAATATAGATCTTGCATATCCATAATTATTTGCTGTAGTATCTGTATAGTAAACATTACCTGATGTAGTAGCAGCAGCGTGTACAGTAAGTTTAGTTTGGCCCTCTTTCAACCATGGAGAAGATACGTTTTTAGATGTAGGACAATTGAAACCTACAACAACGCTAGGTGCTATATATGAACTTGTAGTGATAGTAGTAAAAGCACTTAAGTCTCTGTCTGGAAATATCATGAAGCAGCCTGAAAAATCTCCTGGAAAAGTATAGCTTCCGGTTGTTGGAGTTTCATAAACATATGCTACTTTAAAACTAATAACATCACCAGGATACGAGCCACTTGTTGCTATCATCCAGGCATCTAAACCAATGTTGTTTCTTAAAATATCTTTTTGAGACTCAGTCAACGAGCTAGCTTGTATTAATATTGGACTATACAGAGCGTTAAATTGTACATCACCTAAAGTTCTAGCTTGAGTTGCACTTATAATAGTTGTTTTTATACTGAAAGTTTCACTAAGCTCCATTGGCTTATAAGGATAATATTTTACTACAGAAACATGATCTTCGTGTGTATAATATGTATTATTGTTTTCAGCTGTAACTACATTTATTACTCTAGGTTGATTTCTATCATCAGTCCAAAATAATAAATCTTCTATCATTACCGTGTCTAGTATAGGGCTATTAATTGAGAAATTTAAAAACCTACCTCTTACTATTATTATAGTATTTTTAGTAACAGTATCAACCATTATTATTCTACTTTGGTCGTATCTGTTTGGAGGAAAATCAGAAGTTATAGGTTGAAAGTTTGATATTTGATCATCAGAACTATCTTGCCAATTAGTAACAAATAAATAAACTTTATTTGTTTTTTCATTTATGTGCCAGCCGATACATCTTGAAGTATAATTATCGTAACTAGCTATATTACTTCTATTAAGTGGAGGTACTGATGGTTTATTATTTTCTACAGGTATTAAATTAATACCTATACTACTTAATACTTCGTTGCCTAATATATTTTCTAAAGCACCAACATCATCTGATTCAGATCTTGATACGGCAATATTTTTACCGTCTCTGTACTCGTCAGCGCCCAATAGTCTAGCGTCTAAGTCTTTATTCATCTTAGACTTAGTAAATGTGTGTTGAAACTTTTTTTGCATTTAATTAGTGTTTAAGCCACTTTGATTGTCCTCTAAAAGTCTGAACTATCTCGTCAAGCTTTAAGTTTTGTATTCTTAACTTTGCGTTTCTTGTTTTAACATAAGAGTCTCTCTTAAAAAATCCTTTAGTAGCACCATCAATATCTCTTCTAGTCATACATACTCTGTTTAATATCTGAGCATATAGAGCTTCTTCTACCATCTTAGGCACTATAGAGTTAAGCGTATAGGAAAGACCGTCAGAGATATAACTTAATTGTATTACTTTATTTACTAAATTGCTACTAAAACTAAACTTACCTGTTCTTTCGTTTATACTAAACCAACCATTTGTTTGTGATACCTCAGCATCTAAGCCATATCTCTGTCCGTATGCTTGTTTCCACCATACATAATCAAAAACACCTGCAGCACTGTAAGCATCGTAATTTCCAACTATATCATCTTGATTAGCTTTTTTCCACTTATCTTCTATTAAAGATTGAGAAGCTTCTAAGTTGGTATCGTAGCTACTTTGTGATGGTATACCTGTAGCTCCGTCAGTTATAGGAAGTTCGTAAGGATTACCACTAAGGCCATTTAATGGATATATAGTATGAAGAACACCTGAAGTATCTGCCCAAGCTACTCTAGTATAGTTAACATAATCTTTAGGTATTGGTACACTTAATCCCGTAGGAACAGTTAGCTCTTGAGATTTATAAGCTTTTAAAGTGTCATAAGATAATTCTTGCATTGCTCTTCTTGCGTGAAATAAAACTTGTTTTCTTTGCAAGCTTTTTACCATTTGATCATCACCAACATATATGTTTAAAAAATTATCTATTACTTCGTTTAAGGTTAAATAACTATAACTACCCCAGTTATCTCCTCTAGCTATGTCAGTTAATTGTAAAAATATAAACTGACCATTAGGCACAGCTGACGCTTGAATATTCTTTAATTCAATTGTGTTGTTTGTAGTATTTGTAACTATTATATTTTCAACAGGTATTTGATTAGTTGTACTAGGCATGGTAGTCGATGTAGCTAGCAAGTGCAAAGTAAAATTACCCGTGTCTCTAACTTGAGTACCAAAGACATCATAATTACTAATTAATACAGTATTTAAATCTGGAAAACTCCAAACCATTTTATTTGCACCAGAAGTATTTTGTATAGGTCCATATTGCCCTGCATAATATTGTGCGTCGTTTTCTGTTATTGGAATTGTAGCGGATGTCTTAGTCATGTGTTAGCTTTTTTCATTTACATCTTGCTGGTTAGAAAGACCAGCGGCTGTTTGTACTATTTCTGGATCTCTTATTATAACACCAGCATACATTAATATTTTTGTAATAAGCTCTGTTTGATCTACGTCTGATATTTCAAAATTCTTACTAGTTCCATTAGATACTGGGTCAAATATATATTGACCTACACTTCCGACAGTGTAATTCCAAACAGGATCAATTGGCTTCTTAACATACTCTAGTGTATAAACTTTAGCAGGTGAGCCGTTGGCTCCAGCTGCGGCCGACGCTATACCAGGTAGTATTTTTATATTTGTTCCCTCTATATAGCATATAGGATAATCTTCAGTGGGAGTTGTTAATGGAGAACGTCTATACGAAAGAAAATCGTGACGTGTGACTTTTTCTACTTCAACCGGTAAGTTTGAACCATTAGTGTATTCTAGCATGCCAAATCTATGAACAGCAGGATTTTGTGCTGAAAAATCATATTGACCAAAACTACCAGATAATGCAACAGTAACCGCGGCTGATGTTTCAAATGTAGCTATTTTTTCTCTAAGAAGTTTAACACGATCAGCATATTCTGTAGTTTCTTGTGGTACTCTTAACATTTGATTTAAATCTTCAAAGTAACTTTCAAATATTTCTAATTGTACTTGTCTGCCTAAATTGTTAAATTCAAAAGGCGTTAAGTAACCTCTTTGCTCTTTATTAAGAATACTTAATACAGTTGTATATACCGTGTTTACGTCTATCATAGTGTATGTTTAAAAAAAGGGTGGCGTATACCACCCTATATTATAATCACTTGTTATTTTAGTTTTTTATCTATAGATCGATAAACTTCTAAACCTTCATCAGTTTTAAACCATGAAGCCATAGCTGAATATGGATTCTCATCAAAAGGAACGTTCATTAATTTACGACCATTACTAGCCCAAGTAAAAGATCTGTTGTCGGGACTTAAATTAACTATACCAGACTCAACGGCTACTATAGCAAAATTTCTAAGTATTACATTTTCATCATGAGCTAAATCTAAAAACAATTGTGGTTGTTGTTTAGCAAACAATAATAAATCTCTTCTTAATTCTTTAGAAGATAATTTTGCAACTTCTGATCCTACTTCTACTCTTAACACTGCTTCTGCTTGGTCTATATCCATTTCATAAGCTGTGTTTAATGCTTCTATTTCGTATTCTAAATCTTCCATCTCTGTTTCTGCTTCTAAGACGGTATCAAATTCTCGAAATATTTTGTCATTATGTGGATGTATATTTAAAAACTCTTGCAAGTTTCTTTTTTCTTTAGGTACAAATAAATGCCCATTGTTAAATACAATGTGCTTTAAAGTTATCTGCCCTTCTTGTTCATCTACAAAAATACTTTTTTGATTTGTAGCATATCTCATTTCTCTTTCATAACCTTGTTTTGGATCAAACCAAACTAAAGGGTATCTTTGTGTATGCTTACAAGGTAATGTGTAAGTTAGTGGGGTTTTATTACCTATAAGATAGTAATTTCTATCTTTATATTCCCAGTTATCTACTGGCTTTTTTACTACAGGCGCGGCCTTTTTGACCGGAGCCTTTTTTTCTTTTGTTTCTTCCATAATATAATATAATATAAATTAATAAAGACCCCGCCGAAGCGGGATCTATTTTTTGTTTTAACCTAAATATAGGTTTGATACAGTTACTCCTTCAGGGAGAACTAATAAAGGATGTGAATTTGGAGATTGTAAAGCTTCTACAAAAACGTTATTAATACGTTTTGTAATGTCTACATAATTATTAGCTGTACCTCCAGCTATTTTAATTGTCCATTTTCTATTGTGTTCATCTTGCAACTGCTGGATAATCCAAGTATCATATGCAGATGCAGTGTCAGGTATAACACAAGCTAATATCCCGTCAACAGGACAAGATATATAACCTTCATCACCACCACCTTCAAGATAGTCTGATTCAATTAGTAAAGTTACTGTAACGTCACTTCCTACATCGTTAATAGCGTTACCACTAATAATCTTTACAGAGATAGTATCACCGTCTAAGTAACCGCTACCTGTCGCACTTACTGCTACTGAAACAGCACCAGCGCCGCTGGTTGTAAACGTAAACGTTGCACCTGAACCACTACCAGTAGTAGTAGAAGCTAAAGCTCCTGAAGTTGCTGAGTTATTAACAGCTGTTAAAGCTGAAATATCCCAGTTAGCAATTGTAGCAGCAGGTCCATTAGCATTAAGTACTCCGCCTAATGGTATTCTAATCATATTTTCCATAATTTAAAAATTAAGACGGAATAGTATCCGCTGCAATAGCAAACGGAGTAGTACTGTCAAGTTTAGCTTCACTAGGAAGTTTAAATTTTACCATCGCTCCGAGCGACTGTTGTACTTTTAAAACTGCTTTTTGTAGTTGAGTTACATCAGTATCAGTAATGTTAGCAGAGAATTTAAGTGTAGCTTCCCACACTTTACCAGATCCAGCTGCAATGTTATAATATAATAACATTTGATCAGCATTTGAAGAATCGGCGTCTACTCTGTAAACATCAGCAACATTGATGGCTAAACTATTTCCAGCAGCCCAATCGATGTCTATTAATTTTGCCATTTTTTTATTATTTAAAGATTAATAAAGAGAGCAACAAAGTCACTCTCATTATATACTATTTAAGCTCCTTTAAACAATACAAAATTGTTTGCAGCTTGTGTTACTAAACATCTTTCAGATAAGAAATTAACTCTCATTGTATCAAGATCAGAAGTGTAAGCTCCACCAACTGAACCAGTGATCCAAGCTTTGAATCGTCTGTCTTCAGTTTCAGAAGCTCTAAATCTTACGTGTAAGAAAGGACGTCTGATGTTTGATCCTAACATTTGATCGTACACTGTAGATGTACCAGCTGGTATCATAACACCATCAATAGCGCTAGACATACCTCTTGTAGTAGCATCGTTTAAGTATTTCCAGTCAGTTTTATAGAAGTCATAAGAACCTCTTCTGAAACCAGAGAAACCAAAGTTAAGTGCCATTTCAGATTCATTATCAAATAAACCGTAAGAAGCAGCTTGAGTTGAAGCAAAACCACCATTAGTAGCAGCTAACATGTCATCAAAATCAAGAGCAGTTTGTCTTGATAAGAATAACATATTTTCTTCAATAGCACCTTGCTTGTCTAGTTGTTTTAGTATTTGATCAAAATCTGCTAAAGCACCTGAACCAGGAGCAGCAGCACCAGCAAAACCAGAGTATACATTACCTCTTGTTTCGATAGCAGAAAATAAACCTTCAGTACCTTTAATTTCAGAACCATTTGCTCCAGCAGGACCAAACCCAGTTCCAAAAGTACCAGCGTTATCATCTTTTACACCTTCAACCATTGACATTTCTAGATAGTCTTCAAATCTTAGTCTAGTTTCAGACTCAGCTTTTAGATACCATAAGTACCCAGAAGTACCGTCTTCAGTAGCAACTTCGATCCAACCAATTTGAGCTGTATCAGATCCACTTAATTCGTAGTTATCTTTTAAGATAATTGGAGAATTAGTGAAAGTAGTTACATTAGGCTCAATAGCTTGCTTCATTCCTTCACTTCCTTTTGGAAATTCAGAACCATAAACAAATAAACTATTTTTACCAGACGTGTTAGTTAAAGCAGATCCTTCATAAGCGTGACATTCTAATGTATAACCATTAGTAGTAGCGTTATCAGTATTAGATAATACTAAAGCTTTAATTGTTACTAAACCAGTAGCGTTATCAGAAATTAAAATTGTATTACCAACTCTAATACCTGAAGTAGCTGGGTTATTACTACCTTTAGTAATAGTTACTCTAAACTTAGGAAAAGTTTTACCACCAGCAGCAACAGCAACGTCGTCATATGCTACGTGTAATCTATTTTGTTCAGACCAAATTACTTGATCCGATGTCATTGGCATCTCAGCGCCAACCATTCTTAAGAAACCAGATAATGTTCTGTTTCCGTATCTCTCTACTTCTTGCTCATAAAGCTCAGGTAGATATTGTTGTGCCCATTGTCCACCAGTTAAGTTATTAAAATCTATGTAGTTGTCTTGTACAGTGACTTGACTTGGCATAGGTGTAATACTTGCTGGAAATGAACCTCCATTTACAAAACTCATGTTCTATTTTTTATTATGATTTTTTATTTTTGATTTTCAACCTAGAACTATCAACACCAGTTATTGCTTTTACTTTCCAACCATTAGACAAAGTCGCCTCTGTAGCTAAAGGTTTTGGATCTTGATTAATGTTTTTAGATTTTGCAATAACATCTCTAGTAGCATCGGCCTTGCCTTGCTCATAAAAATGTTGTGCTAATCTATCAGCATTTCTCATAGCGTAAATAGCTTTATGGTAACCGTCCAAATCTGTTATGCTTCCTGTTTCATCAGTAAATTTACTAATAACTTTTGAAACATCAGTTTGAGCGTTTGCCATTTCAGTTGGATTAGAAACACTATACCTAAACGCTTTGTCTCCTAAATTAAATTCAAAACCTTTGAATTTATTAGTGAAGAAGTCCTCAGTGTTTTTAACAAAGTCATTTCTTTTCTCTTGTATGGTTTGTTGTTCTTGGTTGTATCGTTGGAAAAAATCCATTGCTTTTTTCTGCTCATTAGTAACAGATGGCCTCAACTTGATTTCATCATAATATTTACTTTTCATTTGCTCTAAAAAGTTCTTGGCTTTCGCAACTTCTTCTTTGTATGCAAGCTTTTGCTTACGTACAAATCTTTCTTCGTCCGTCTCTTCATCAAACTTAAAATTATCCTCCATTACAAAGCTAATTTCATCGTCCGTAAGATGCGGTCTAGTCTTTTTATAATATTCTCTAACAAGTAAACTGTCATCGAACTTAGTGTAATCTTTATTTAAAGTAACATAATCTTCAACAGTTCCACCTGTTTCTTGCATAAAATTTACAAGCTTTTCTACGTTTTTAGGCAGTTGCACACCAGAAACTCTTTCGTCTCTAATAGCATCTTTTGCTTGCTTTTCTAATTTATCAGCTTCTTTAGAAACTGGTTTTTCTTGAATTACCGTGACCTCTTTGTCTTCATTTTTGTCTTCGACTTTTTCTGGGGTAAGCTCTTCAAGTTTTGATTCGGGTGCTCTCTCCTCCACTTTTTCCACATCTTTGGTTTGTTTATTCGCATCCACGACTCCTGTGCTTTGCTCTGGAACGGCATCTTCTTTTATTTCTAATTTAGTTACTTTTTTATCCTGTGATAACTTTTTAGGTCTACCAGGTTTTCTTTTCATTTTAAATTCCCCTTCTTGAGGAACATCTTTTTCATTTGCCATAATATAATATAATATAAATTAATAAAGTATTACATACCTTCAGGTAGTATACTATCTAGTGGATCTTGTAAACTCTCGATAGACGATGGATCCTCAAAGTCTATTGCATCTAATTGTTTTTGTTTTTGATTAGCTATAGCACTTTGTTGAGTGCCAACTATTCTAGCTCTTTTATCTTTTCTATCTTCTATATCTTTTTCTCTTTGAGTTTCAATACCTATTTTTTGCTCTCCAAGTTCTTTGTTATACATAAACTCAAGTTCCATTAACTCACGTTTAATTTGAGCTTCAACTCTCATACGTTCTACTTCAAAGCTAGATTTACCTTTTTCAAACTTTAGTTTAGTATCTAACACCGCTTGTTGCTTCTGTACCTCTGCCATAGCAGCAGCTTCACTAGCCTCGGCATTTGCAGCTGCCTGAGCTTGTATGTTTGCCATATTAGCAGCTTGAGCGGCTTCAGCAGCTTTCTTACGTTTTAGCTTAATCATTTGATTAGCCAACTTAAGATTATTTATTTGTCTAATATCAATAGCATCTTCTAGGTTGATACTGCCACTAGCAAGCGCTGCTTGAATATTAGCTTCTAACATTTCTTTTTCTTGTTCATCTGGTACCAAGTCCATGTATAAACCAAAATCATACAAATGTATATTTCGTAAATCATCTAATTGACCAACATTCCAAGTTGATATACTATTTTTTAAAGCTTCTTCAGTTAAAGCAAACTCTATACTATCTGCAGTTCTCAACACTATGTTTTCACAAGTTCTTACTGTAAGGTATAAATAAGCATTTAATATATGCTTAGTAGCTGTGTTTGAGTTAGCAGCAGCAAGTTTTTGTAAACCAACTAGCGAATCTGAATTTGGCTGACTACCGTCTCTTGCTTCATTAAGTCCGGTTACATCTCTTATCATTTGCAAATAGTATTGATAAGTTTGTATTAAAGAATTTATTTTACCACCACCATCACTTTTGACTAACTCTTGTATTGGCACTCTACCATTATTAGGGTCACCTTCAGTAGTCATTGATCTACCTAATATACTACCAGTTTGAAAATACATATTTAAAGCTTCTTTAGCGTTATATGTAGTTCCATTACCTAAATCTACTTCTGCTAGCCCATCAACATCTAAATAAACACCATCAGGTATTACCTTAGATATTACTTGTTGTATTTTTAAATGAGTTAATTGTATCATGTCTGCAAAACCCATCATACGGCTTACTAAGCTTTCTATTCTACCATGATACATTTTAGGTGCACATATGTTGTAGTTCATGTTAACTTTAACTAAGTTAGATTTTGGCCTTGTCATATTTTCAGACATCTTCCAGTCTAACATCATATCATAACCTAGAACTTTAGCACCACTATATAAAACCTCTATTGATCTACTAACTCTATCAAAGTTATCATTTTCTTGTGGATTAAAAGTATCTGGTTTTTCTAAAGCTTTTTCTAGACCTGTAGCTGTCTTTTTAATTTTAAACACTTGTTCACTATATGTCTTGTACTCGAAGTACATTATATATATAGCATTACCATCTCTTCTACCATTGTAATTATACAAGTAATTACTATTGCCTTGATACTGTTGTAATCTTTCTAATTCTGAATCTGTTAAATTAGGAAACTGTTTTTTAGCATCAGCTAAAGTAACAGGTTTAACTTCACCTACATACCATAGGTCTTCAAAATTTGGATCCTCACTATAAGAATAAACCATGCGGGCTGGATCAACATATTCTACAGTAACACCTTCAGCTTTATTAAAGTTGGTTTTAACAGCACTCATACCTAGCACTACTAAATCTTCAAGTAATCTTTTCTTTGTTAAATCATACCTATTCATTTGAAGCGAATTATTAACCGCTTCTTCACAAGCTATTTCTGAAGCCTGCTTATAACTCAACTGCATGTGTAAGTCTAGCTCATCTTTGTTTTCAGGTAGATTTGAAGGATTTTCAGTATTAAATAAATCTAAATTTAAAGTTTGCTGTAAAGAAACTAAAAAATCTTTAGCCTGCATATCTCTTAATATATCTTCGGCATACTTAGATCTTTGTTGTCTTGATTCTGGATCTTGAGCAAAAGCTTTTATGTCGTAGACTTTATCATCCATACCATTAACAACTATATCTACAAACTTAGGTATTATAGGAACTGGTTTCCAGTCTAAATTAAGATATGATAAATCACCATTTATAGCTAATTCATCTTTATACTTTTGTACAGGTTGTTCAGCTCTTGAATAAAGCCTACGCATCCTGAAATTATTATAATTAGTATTAAATCTGTTTTCAACTCCAGATCTTGTTCCGCTAAACCAATCACCTTCTATAGCCATTGCAACTTGCCTGCCATAATCAATGCTTTGTTTAACCTCATCAGGTACTATCTGATCTGGAAAAGAGCTATAAGTGTTTGTAATCTTCATTTATTTTATTATTTGTGAAATAGATCCTTTATTGTTGTATCTACGTATGCCTAAACTAACAGGTGTTATATTTCTTACCGCAACAGGCCTATATTTATTCTTATTACAAGCCATAATTGCTAAACCAGAACTTATTGCAGCATCGTATTTAGTTCTATTATTTATGTTAAACCTTGCCCAGTCATCTAACGTTCTTTGGAAATACATATTACCATAACCCGTTTCTATTTGACCTACAAAGTTTTCAATATAATATTCTATTGCAGCAGCATGTGCTTGCTTAATGTCTTCGCTTGAGTTAGGTATTCCACCTATTTCTCTTTCAGCTATTGATAACTTGTTGTAAAGTTTATCTGGTCTATTCATACTAAAACCTCTGTATCCTCTACGCTTTAGGTAATATAATAATCTAGGTTTATTATTTTCAGCTAATAAAGGCATACCATAAAAATGCAAAGCCATTAAAACGTCTTCAAAGAAAATCTCAGCTGTTTGTGGTCTAGCTACATATTCTAAAAAAAATTGATTAGTAGGAGAGTTTTCCATACTAAACTTAGTTAATCCATGAAGTGCTCCTTTACTGCCGCGACCATCAACAGTACCGCTAATATCGTAAGAGTCACAGCCGAAAGCTCCAATATGTTCGTTACCTGGGTATTTAGTTCCATTTTTAATTATTACGTTATTTTGAATATTGAAGTCTGGTACCCAAGAAACTAAAAATCTACCTTTATTATTTGGCATGAACAACACCTTAGTATCTTTTATACCATTCTCCCAAGCAAAGTTTCCTTTAGTAATACTAATACTATTATTTAACTCTTCATTAAAATCAATTTGCTGATATATCTTTGTTAAATTAAATAAACTATCTCTTGTTTCGTCTCTAAAAGCATGTTGCTCTGTACGCGGAAACTGTCTGTAGTATTCATTTAAAGCGTCTTGATCATGCTTTAAACCTTCTACTTCGTTTTCCCAGTGCTTGATAACTCCTGTCGTAATAACCGAACCATCAATTGTTTTGATTGGATTTGTCGGAGATGTGAAGATAGGAAGTCCGTAAGTATCCATGAATCCTTCGTAGTTCCACTCCATAGGTATGAACAAGCTATAGAGTCCAGAAGTTGTTTGTCCGTTTTTATTTCTTTCAGTAACGTCTGAATTGTAGTATAGTTTTTTGAAATTGTCTCCACCTTTTTCTAAAGCATTTGAGGTTGAGCCCATCATACATTTACCTACAACTCTTGATCCTAGACGTAATGTAGTTTTTGTAACTCTCCAGTTATTTAATATATTATCAGGTCTTTCCCATTTACCACTTTCATCATGTGCTAGTATCTTTAGTTTCTCACCATCATAAGAGTTGTCACCAGTATTTTTCCAGTCAATAGTTGTATCAAGTCCGTCTAGCTCTTCTAGTTGCTCATTAGCTTCCAGCTTTCTTCTAGTAAGTTTGGATGCTGGAACCCTATATGCCAACTCAGTCTTTGGCCGATCCATACCGTCTTGAATTGGCTTGAAGAAAAACGGATAGTTAACGGATATTGGTACAACCTTATCTGTAAACATTTTTTTAGCATCTGCACCTGATTTACTGAGTATACCAAATCTTGAGTCGCTTGATATTGTGGCTTGATTAACAAGCTCTGCGCTCGCCATGAAGCTAAATCCAGATCGTCTGTTTTTAAGATAGCACATTCCGTAACATCTTGTGTCTGCTTTGCAAGCTTCCCAAAATATAAAAAATAATCTGTTTGATTCTCTATATTCTGGCGCTCCAATGTCGATCTTTGACCACTGCAAGTACATGTAATGAGTACCAGTAATGTAAGTATCAATACCATTGTTACAAAACCAAAATCCTTGTTCTCGTCTAGTAAATTCATTGTCAATATAATCGTACCATTTTTCTTTAAAGTCTAATGGATATTCCTCCCAATCAAATCTACTTTTTATTCTTTGTAGTTCTTTTGGATATTCAAATCTTTTCCAGTATTGTTCCTTTTGTTTTTTGCTTCGTTTATACGGTTCATCTGCTGTTGGTAAAGCAATGCGGAGACCTTGTATTTCGATAACTGATCCAATTTTACCTGTTTTACTTATTACTACAAAATCATACTCCACGTTATAACCATACTCCCACTTTTTATATCTGTTGTTTTTAGCTAATATCTTAGGATTTACAACGTCCTTAATTTCTTTCCAAAGCGTCTGTTCGTAACTCACTTACTTCTCCCTTCTGCAAAACCTTTAAATGATTTTACTTCTCTTTCTACCTTATTACTATCACCTGATAAAATAGATTCTTCCTCTTCTATTCTTTGTAGTATTTCAAAAGCATCCATTATGCATAGCTTTTTAGTTGCTGCAGCATTTTTTAATCTATCAGCTGATACATCATCATCCGTATGTGTAATGATTTTTTCTTCAGCTACTTTAATTAACTCGTCTACAGCTTTACGCCCAGCTCGGATTATGTTCTTTCTCGTTTCCTTCGTACTCATGAGTTAAAGCTATGTCATTTGATTTCATACAATATAAACGTTCATTATCAATGATAAATTCAAACTCAGAGTTTGGTGTAAACGTTACAAGTGTTCCAGGTGTTATTCCTACGGCTTCTAAAGAGCTATTAGTATATTTCATTATACCAACGTTAGGTTGCTCTTTATTAATGCTTAAATAATCTTTATTTAAAATAGGCTTTACAAAACAATAAGGCCCATGAGGTTTGTTGTTATACATATATATTTGATCAGGAGTACAAAAATATAAATCATCTTTAAAGTACATAGAGCTATTACGTTCTTTTCCTTTTTGATCATACCATCTTCTAAATATATTATGATGTACATACACATTGTCACCTGTCTTTATATGTGAGCTATAAGCAGCTGGCACCGATACAACAACTGCTTGCTTGCTCACAAATCGGTGGTTCTCTATGGTGGTATTTATGATAAGCGTTTTATCGCCTACCTTTCTTATATTATCGTACCTACTATTAAGAGGTTTGATAATAAAGTTATATAAACTTTTCATTAATATTTCAAATCGTACTCAACTGATATAGCCATATTACGATTGAACTTTTTCCAAGGAAGAACTTCTTTTGATTTTGTTATATATATATTATAAGACTGATCTTTATCATCAAATAATATATCTGATATTACATGGCCACCGTATACTTCTTGCTGTAATGAATAATGCATTGCATCGTTTTTATAATCTGATCCAATACTTATTTTTCTAATTACTGACATCTTTCTTCTTTTCTTCTCTTTTCCATTTACCAGTTGTCATATCAATGTTTATACTTCCATATTTTTCTTTTAAAATATCTTTAGTATTTTTAACAACTTCGTTAGTGTCAGCTAGCTCATGAAGTAACGCATGTTTTCTAGACTCTACATAGCCTATTTCACACATTATTCTGTTAACCTTGTCTTGTTGATTTTTAATTTCTTCAAACTCTTTATCATCTAATATTCCAGAGTCTACTGTTACTTTACTCATTTTATTTTATTTAATTATTAACCAAGAAGTATCTTTAAATTGCTTAATGTTGTTACCAAAAGTTTCTGTTACAGCTTGTTTTACAGTATCCCAACTATAATCATGTCCAGCTATAATGCCACCTTTTTTAACGACTCTAATACAATCTTTAATATCTCTCAGCACATCTTCGTATTCGTGACTAGCATCTATATATGCAAAGTCAAAATATCCATCATCATAGCTATTTATAACATTGTAACTATAATCTTTAATATGATTTATAAAATCAAAATATTTTATATTATTATTAAATTCAGCTTCAACATCTTCCCATGTATAGCCAAATATATTGTTAAAGCTTTCTTTTCCCTCAAATGGGTCTATACATACTATTTCATTAAAAATACCAGAAGCAGCTGTTATCTTAGCAGACTCGCCCATGTAGCTTCCTATTTCTAAAGCTTTTGAGTTATCTGGTAATAAATTACTAATGTAATCTATTAAATGTAAAAAACCTAAAAACTGATAATTTTTATTACTACCGCTTTTACGCCATTCAAAGCACGCATTAAATCTTTGCGTTGCCACTAGTATATAGCTACACAGTCTGTTCCAACCTTTAATTTAGTAGCTAACATAGGTGTTTTATCACCTACAACTGTTCCTGGCTGCACGCTTTTAAATATCACGTCATTACCAGCTTCTGTTGTAATAGTAATATCTTGAGCTGCAGATTTTCCGTTGTATATTACAACGCCTCTTTCTTCTGTGTTTGCTATTGCTCCTGTTCCAGCTGTTAAAGCTACAGCATCGTGACCAAAAACTCTAGGCTCTGAGGCTGTGTTTCCTATTAGTCCTCTCATGTTTAATTATTTATTTTTGTTATTTTTTCAGCACCACGACTTCCGAAGTATGCTACGTAAACTGTTACCAGTAATGTTTTTAATAAGCTTATCCAAGCATCATCCACATCAAATTGTAAATGAAAAGAATCTACAGCCATCATGAATACTGACGACGCAGTTAAAAATATAAGAGCTAAAGGTCTAGTATTTTTACTAAGCCAAGAGTCTGACTTCATATCAGCCCTCCATCTGCTTGATACTTCTTTTAATTCTTGAAGGTCTTGCTCAATAAGTTTCATAGCCTGCTCTTTATCAACTGGCTTAATCTTATTATCACTTGTTATAAGATTTTTTACAACACCAAGAGTTCCTTGATTAGGCAGTATGTCTCCAATAGCTTGCAGTACATTAGGCGCTTTGCTAGCTAGAAAAGCACCTACTTTAGTTTCTTTAAACGTCTTTTTTTCAGCCATTATTTTCTAAAAATCGTTTTATATTTATTTGCAAAATCTCCATATGTATCACTTTCTAAAAAAGCCTTATTTTTTTGTGATGTGTTATCACTAAATATTTGACCTCTAGCAATAGAGTTCATTTCGCGTACTGTTAAAGGTTTAGCTGAATTTTTAAGCGTTCCAGATTTATCATAATATTCAGCAGTGAAAATTTGATTCATCATGTTTTCTTTGGTACTTAAATTAGGATCAAAATCAGGAGAATTTGGTGTACGTATATATTTTATTTCATTACCTTTTGGTCCCTTGCCTGAAAACGTTGCTCCTTTAACACTCATTGGTTTTGTGTCTCTCATGAACTGCGCTTTATTTTTTTGGAAGTTTCTCATATCAGAACTTAAATATTGATTATAGTTTGTTTTATTATCACCTACTTTCATATCAGCTGTTAAATCTTGACTTCGGAAATTACCATCTTTAATTTCATATATGTCACCTGTGCCAGGTGAATTAGTTGCGCCAGCTGTCTTCGTGCCAAAAAATTTATTAAGCTTGTTATCATATCTTATTTGATCACCTTGGTATGGTGATTTAGGTGGATCTCCATCTGAATTACCACTTATGTCAGTATCATTTGATATTTCAAAAGCACCAGGTCCAAATCTTTTAACCATTGATGGGCCAAACTTTTCATTCATAGAAACTTTTTCAGTATCTGCAGTTCTACGCTTTCTACCCATTTGTTTTATAAAAGACAAAGGTGTGTCAGACTCATACATATTAGGTGGTCCCGTTAGTTTGTTAGGTTTAGGTCTCATATCTTTTTGTTCTAAATTATCTCCAGCTTTATAAGCGTTTTTCTCCCAAGGTAAAGACTTGTCACTTTCATCAAAGTTTGTTCTATTTACTTTTTTAACACCTTTACCATCTAAGTTATGATATACAGCATTATCATCATAATCTAATTTACCATCCATCATATCCCTAAGATGATGCTCTTCATGTGATTGAGCATTTTCTCTTATAGGATCATTTGGTTTAATATTTTTATTAATGATCATGGTTCCGTTTTTATTAGCTTTAGCGACTAAACCACTATCATCTTGCATGTTGTCAGGCATAAATGGAACCTCATATCTAGCTACTGGATCTACATCCATTGGGCTTTTAAGTTTAAAACCTCTTCTCGTTTTTTTCATAATTTTATTTTAACATTTCCATCTTTTTCTAGCTGCTTTGCCTCTTTCACCAGTCCAACCTTTTGATCTAGCGCAAAATGATTTTCTTCTTTTAGCTGCTTTACTACCTGGCTTAACCTTGCCTGTTACAGGTGCTGATAAGGTGCTTCCTGGATTTTTTGCTTTATATTTTTTTCTTCCAGCAGCTGTCATTCCAGCTCCTTCTTTTACAGATAAGAAGTTTCTACCTTTACCTTTTGTTGTTTTACGTAGAGATGGGCCACTTGATTTTACACAGCTACCTTTTGAACCTGGTCTAGTACCCGGAACTCTTTTATAACCTTTCCAACAAGATAAACCACTTTCCATAATTTACAATTTTCTACCTTTTTTGTCTACTTTAACCTCTTTAACTATTACTTTAGGTCTTTTATTTTGCAAAGCTTCTAGTTGTCTATTAAGCTCTTCTAGCTTACCATCAGCTTCTGTGCCATCTTTAATCATACTAGCAGTTATACTAACTTCTTCTTTTAATATGTCTTGAGTTTGCTCAAGCATTTCTACTTGATCTTTCAACTGCATGATCATTTTTTCATTCCACTTTTCTTTTAATTCATACTCTAAACGAGATACTTCAACTGGTGGTAAAGTTTTAGCTTCCGCTATGTCTTCTTGTAAAGTATAATACATACCTACTATTGTAGTAGTAAACATTATTATCCCAATTACAGTTTTTATATCAATTTTAAACTCAGTGTTTTCAGATATTTTCATACTCCTCTGTCGCGTTAAATGATGGGCAAGCTTTATTAGCAAACTCATTGTGTGAATAAATAATAGCTTCAGGGTACATCGCTTTCAAAGTATAAAGCACAGACAATAAAGCATCTTTTTGATTTTCTGTTCTAGTATCTTTCGGGGTCTTTCCATCTTCTTCAACGCCGCCACAATAGCATATTCCGATAGAATTACGGTTATGCCCTGAACAATGAGCCCCGATTTTAGCTATATCTCTACCACCGTGTATTTCACCGTTTATGTCGATGTAGAAATGATAGCCTATATCTGACCAGCCACGACCTTCAACGTGCCATTTTCTTATAGTGTCAACACTTATGTCTTGGCCTTCTCGTGTAGCTGAGCAGTGAATAATAATTTCTTTTATTGCTCTCATTTTTTATTCTTTAATAAATACCACTTATGTGCAGTATAACCTAATGTTGTTAATAACAATAGTATAGATAATACAGGCTCTAGCCATCCTAGACTAACAACCGTAGCTGATGTTATATTTAAACAATACAGCTTTAAATCATCTAATGTATTCATCTTTGAGCTAATAAAGCAGGATTTCCCTTGTACTCTATATTGTCAATTTTTCTTAATGTAGGTGTGATAGTAGAATTATTAGATCTCATAATTCTAGTTCCTAAAGGCTTGCATCCACACTTTAGTTTTTTGCCTGCTGGCTTTTGATTTTGCATAATTTACTTATTTACGTTTATATTATTGCTGTATTATTATAATCACATAATATTTAAATGCTTTTACACATTGTCATATTTTCTTTTTTTCTTGTGATCATACTTTAAATCACCAGCTAATTTAGATATATGCTTCTCGTCATTAAGCATTTGTCTCTTGCTACCACCATGCTTAGCATCGTAGTTTACATCTCTTTTTAAATAACTCATGTGAGCTGCATCATCTCTTTCTGCTGCATTAACATTTTTCTTAGTTACTTTAGTGTTCTTACCGTACATGCCAGGTTGCTTGTTATTCAAAGACTTTTGTCTTGCTATTCTTTTGGCATCTTCTCTAGAGCCAAGTATTCTGCTGGCTTTTGAGTCTTTTTTACCACTTTTGTCGTAGTTTTCTCTTATTTTTTGACTAGCTAGAGCTTCTGTTATTTTTCCTGCTTTTTTCTTTTCAATTATCTTACTTGATTTTTTGCCCATCTTATCAAGAGATTTATCATTTCTTTTTTTAACTCTATCGTTTCTTTTCTCAGTTTTTCTTCTAGCCATTTCTTCTTTTGTGCCTCTTGGTTCTTTACCAAACATACCTGGAGCAGCTTCTATTTTAGCTTTTAAATGATCAGGTAATTTATGTTGATTACCTACTAAAGCTTTACTTGGGCCATCATACATTCCAAAAGTAGAAGTTTGAGGAGTTGAACCAGCACCAGCATATAAATCAGCATATTTGTTGGCTGATTGATCTTGCACCATATCTCCATAATTAGTTGGTGGTGTAGCATTTGTAGCTTGACCAACACCTGAACCAACGCCTGAACTCATACTTGAAGTTGGCTGTGGGCTCGGTATACCAGGGTCACTAGCTATGCTACTCATTAATTTTTCTTGTCCAAACTTAGCCGCTGAAACTTTGTTATCAGGCTGCATAATGTTAGGGTTATTTTCTAGCACTTTTCTGTTTTGAGGTCCTGCAGCTCTATTTTTCATTACTTCAGCTTCTAGCATTCCGCCTTGTTTTTCTGGCATTTGAGCAACCATAGGAAAAGCAGATCCTTTTCTTCCAACTTGCTGTATGTATTCTATTTTTTTAGCAGGCCTGCTCATGCTGTAAGCTGACATACCTTTTAATGTATCTTCGTTCATAGGTTTAGTATTATCTTGTTTAGGCTCTATAATATAGTTAGTACCATCTGCAGTATCATTTCTAACAGGAGATAGTTCTGCTTTTTCTTTTTGTTTAAGATCTATCTTTAATCTTTTACTTGCTAGTGTCATATTATTCTTTTATCTCTATTGGCAAATGATATAGCTTTAGCTGTAACTTTCCAAGAGTATTTATTACTGTTGTTTAATTTTTTAGTAGGCATTTCTTCTTCACCTAACATAATACGGTACATACGACTAATTAGTTGTTTACACTTATAGGAAACTTTATATATATGATATTTTTGGGTAGTGCGATTTCGTTCTCTCCACACAACAATCCACCCTTGTTTCAATAATCTGTTCCAGCGTCTATTATCCCAACTATATGAGTACGTACCTTGTTTAAAATCATGTTTTGTAAAGTGGTCTAATGCGTCTAAATATATTAACAGTTCTAAGTCTGCATCATTTAGGTTGCTAGTTTTACAAGCCCACTTTCTTATTATTCTATAATGTTTGAGTAAATTTAATTCTTTTAAATCACTAGATGATAATTTTCTCATCTACATACAATTTTTTCTATAGAAAGACTTATGCGTCTTACCTTTGCTTTTAAGTTTAATACATTTAGCATCTTGTCTTGCAACTTTCTTTTGACCTCTGTTAGATTTCTTAGCGGATCTTTTTTCACCTCTAAGTTCTTTCATTGCATCCCTTTTTTCTTTGCCTGATAACCTACTTTTTATATCTGCTTTGTCTTCTTTAAACTTATCTTTTATCTGGCCTTTATTTTGTCTAGATTCAGCACGTCTTTCCTTGCCAGTCATATCCATATTGTAGTCGTCAGTATAAATTAAGTTACCGTCTTCATCTCTCATCTCTGGATCATACTCATCATCTCCTTCATCTTCTTCCTCGTTCATACTATCTCTTAATGCTTCTAATGCATCTTTCTCTTCTGCTAATTTAACTCTTTGAAAAAAATCTCCAACTTCACTTCTTGAATAGTCTGTATTTGATGGTACTAAGTCAGTGCTTGCGTCTTTTTCTCTATCGGTAGCTACGGCTACTGGTCTATCATTTGCGTCGTCTGATTCTTCTAAATCTCCTGCCGTTATAACAGCAAAAGGTGAATCCCCACCTTTAACCATAGACTTAAAAGAGTCTGCAAAATTACCGCCGTTATATTTTATACCTTTACGCAATCTACTCATAACTTATATTATTACTACAACGTCATTTTCTTTTATAACTTTGTATTGTTTGTTTTTTATTTCTATACCAAAACCAGATGCTTTGTCATAATATATTTTATCACCAGCATCTACATCTATTACATCGGTACCTGGCTCTATAACTAGAGCCTTGCGGTACCTTATATCTTCTCTTTGCTTTTCAGCAAGTATTAAACCTCCTGTAGTCTTAGTGTTTGTATCCTTTATAGGTTTTATTACTATATATTTGCCTACTGCTTTCATATTCTAATATTGTTTATTACACAATCAGTAGACAGTATAGTAGTCGCTACAGAAGCCGCATTTTTTAAAGCGCTTTTAGTAACCAACAAAGGATCTATTATTCCGGCTTTTACCATATCTACCGTATTTCCTGTAACCACGTTTAGTCCTCTACCGTCTTCGTCTGGATCAACATATTCTGTTATACCAGCATTACGCAATATTGTTTCATAAGGTTTACGTATAGCGCAATATAATACTTCTTCACCTATGTTTGATGGTTTTAAATTTTGTGAAGCATTTAGTAAAGCTATACCACCACCTGGCACTATACCTTCTTTAACTGCGGCTTTAGTAGCACAAATAGCATCTTCTACTCTGTCTCTTTTTTCTTTTAACTCTAGTTCAGAGTTAGCACCTACTTTAACAGTAGCTACTTTAGCTTTTAATCTAGCTAGTCTTTTTTCTATTCTAATTACTGTATTAGGATTTTTGTTGCTAGATAATTCTTTTTTAAGTCTATCTACTATTTCTTTTACTTCTTCGTTGTCGTTTAAATCTACTTTTAATAATGTATCACTTTTATCTGTTATAGATTTTAAACATCTACCTAAGTGATCCACACTTACAACGTCCATATCATCACCTAAATCTTCATTAATTAATGTAGCTCCAGTAACAGCACATAAATCTTCTAATATCTCTGCTTTAGTTATACCATAATGAGGAGCACTTATAATGTTTACTTTTATGTTGCCCTTAGTTTTATTCATAGCTAATGCACTTGATACTTGAGTATCTACATTACCTATTATCAATAAGCTTTCATTATGTTTTATAACATACTCTAATACACTTTGTATTTTTCTAACATTATCTATAGTTGACTCTGATATTAATACAAGTGGATTATTTAATTCACAAACGTTTAATTCTTTATTAGTAACAAAGTGATTAGATGTTAAACCGTGTTCATATTGCACGCCTTCTATTAGTTCTACGCTTGTATCGGCTTTGTCAGTTGTTTCCATTATTACAACGCCTGTTTCATTTACTAATTTAAAAGCTTTACCTATAATAGATCCTAATTCTTGATCATTGTTTGCAGATATAGTAGCAACTTGATCTATCTTATCTCCTGTTACTTTTTTAGAGTTTTTAGTTATGTACTCTAAAACTTTAGCAACACCGCTATTTACGCCTTCTTTCATAGCTCTAACATCATCTAACAATGAATGTTCATTTGCTTGTTGAAGTATAGCATGAGCTAGTATAGTAGCCGTGGTTGTACCGTCTCCAGCTTCTTTAACAGTTCTTTGCGCAGCCTCTTTAATTAATGTTGCTCCAATATTTTCTAACGGATCTTGTAGTGTTATTGAGTTTGCTACTGTAACTCCGTCTTTTGTTATTTGTGGATGTCCGTTACTATCTTCTAGTATAACACATTTACCACTTGCACCTAGCGTTGAACCTACTGCATTAGTAAGTTTTTCTACGCCAGTTAAGACCTGGCTTCTGGCTGTATCACCAAAAGCCAAGTCTTTTACTAACTTGATTTCTTCCATATTAAATTTAATTGTATTTTATTTATTCAAAAGTTTTTACTACTTTTGGTCCTTTTACAAACTCCAGTTTCTTTTCGTAATGAGCTATTGAAGCATCTATAGCGTCTTCAGCTCCTGGTAGTGTTTCTCTTCTTGTAACATCTATCCATTGTTCTTTTTCAGGATGTTTGTATTCGGTTTGATAAAAGCCATTTGGTAATTGAACAACTCTCCAGTTGCTTTTGGTAGTTATTGATTTCCATAGTTCAATGGTTTTTTCATCTGGTGGTGGTGCACTAGACCACGTGTTAGTGCGGGTATATAAAAATGTCATTTGGTTAATTTGCTTTTGCTACATTTTTCAATGGAGCGGTTTGTAATGTTCCGTCTTTTACTTCTTGAGGTACCCAAGAAAACAATCTTGTATCTGCTACATCATGTAGTAAGATGGTCTTGTCGGTTACTTTCCAGTCATAAAAGTACTCATAGCCAAATAAGGCTACGTCTGGTTGCATAAACTCTATAATAGCGTTGTTAAATAGTTTACCACCATTAGCCCACTTAGTATCGTCATATGTATTTAAACAATCATCTATAACTCTACTATTTGGTATGGCTCCATATATTGCACAATCTATTAAAGTATTATGGTTTTGTGTTCTTTTCATGCCAGCAAAGAAACAGTGTCTATCTGTTAAATGCTCATACACATGATCAAACGATTTTATTGGCTTACAGTCTACATCTAAGTATATGCCGCCAAATTTTTCTAGTAATAATAACCTTATTCTATCACATATAAACGCAGCTGGTATTCCAGCTTCTGGTTTAATATATTCTATTAAATAAGGATCATCTTTAAATTCTTCAAAAACTTCATTACCCCACAATCTATAAGCGTAGTCTTTATTTAGTCCTTGTAGTTCTCTGCAAAACTGTGCACAGTGCTCTGGTATAGGATTATCGCCTATCCATAATTGGTGTATTACCTTTGGTATCATTTAATTTAATTTAATTTATTTTTAATTATCCTCCCCAGTTTGCTCCTTTGCCTGATCCTGATCCTGAACTTGAACTCATATTAAAT